GATGGCCTCAGCCTCTACCGTGTCTGCCAGATGATAGCGCACCCGCGTGATGTCTGTCGGCGCCGTCGTGTTGTAAGTAAACGTCATGTTAGCCCTCGTTTACCAGAATGGTAATCTGTGCGCTGCCCGCGTTCGACTGTGCTATGCTGGCCGTGATGTAACTGTCGGTCACGAATGGGCAGGTGTGCTTATTAATTGCGCTACCCGTCGGGTCGTGGATTTCCGGATGCGGATAATACCAGCCATCAGCGTTTTCGTTGGTGAGCGTCAGAATCGCCTGGCCAAAGCCGTCGACGATGGTCGTATCAGCAGTGGCCGCCTGGCTTGTAAAGTCCACTTTGATAGCGGCAATCACGCCATTCACCGGGCGTGTTGTGGTGCCGCTGCCCGTAGCGCTTCCAGCCGTGCCAGTGGTGGTAATGTCGATAACGTAAGTGCGAATCATCACAGCACCGCCTAAGCAGCGAAGGTGATGGCACTTGAAACGACAAGCTCACCGCTCGGCATGACCAGTACCAGATAGTAAGTGGCCGCGCCGCTCGCATCGCCAATGGTGATGTCAATGTCGCCGTCAGCTTCGCTAACCAGCACGCCCGCGCTGTTGCTAATGTGCTCCAGCATCAGGCCGTCAGTCGCAATCGCCAGGCTTGTCGTAGCCGCCACCAGCGTATCGCCATTGGCATTGTCGCTCAGGTAGAACTGCACAGCGCTGCGGGTGGCCATTTCGTCACCAGCACCGTCGAGAAGCTGAATTGTCACATCAATCTCGTTGCCAGCCTCAGTGCCGATGCTGAAAGTAGCGCCGGACGGGGCAGTGAATCCGCTGACTGATACGCCATTCGGGAAGTAAGTCAGGCCCATGTTATTTGTCCTTTCATCACCGCCAGAAACGCCATATCAGGCGATTTCAGCGGATTCTAGGGTATACAGGTATGAATAGACAGCAGGGCGGCATAAACCGCCCTACGGCCTTATTACGGGTGTTAGCTGACGTTGTGGCCGTACACCCAGCGCCAGTCGTCCCAGCCGTAGCTGTAACGCATGTACGCCTCATAAACGGCCTCGGTCGCGGTCTGGTCCTGGACGGTGATTTCCAGCGGGGTGCGCTCGTACCACTTAAGACTCTCGCGCATCCACACGGTGTCCATCATGAACCAGTTGTTACTGTCGGTCAGGTAGTGCCACGGGATAACCGTGAAACGGCCAGCCTGCGGGTTGATGGCGTTGTTCGCACTGCCGGGATCCTGGAGGCTGTTGACGATTTCCAGCGCGGTGTCCTCAAGTTCCGGCGGAACCATCAGCGCGTTGGGCATCATGCCCAGGATGTTGCCAGCGTCGTCTTCAGTGGCCATCATGGCCTGACGGGTCAGGCTGACGTTGGCCTTAGTGAGTGCCGATGTGCCAGCGTTCACAAGGTTGCCCGTCTTGTTCGGGTTGCGCGGGTGGGTCGTGCTGCACAGCGGCTTCGCATCGGCACCGAGGTATGACGAGCTGAACGCATTGTTGAACACGCTGGCGGCGTCAATTTCCATCTTCTGAGTGGCGCTGATGCCCAGCTTGCGGGCGCGTTCGCCAGCCACAATGCCGTACTGGTCATCATCAATGAGCTTGCGCTCAACTTCGAAGGTGACGACGTACTCGTTGTGGGTATAGGTGGCGGTGTAACCCTTATCGAAGTCGACACGGCCCTTGACGCCACTGGCTTCGTAGCCATCCCACGCATCAGGCGAAATGCCGCCGTAGCCAACATTACGCTCGTCGTTGCGGGTGCTGGTCTGGATGTTGAAAATCTGCGGGCGCAGTTCCGGGCGCAGCATGCGGCCAATGTCATAGAAGTTGTAAATCGTCGGGAGCAGAAGTTCTGCCCAGTTACTTGAACGCATAGGCATGGTCAGTCAGCTCCTTAGTTGTCAGCGTGCTCGCCATGGGTAATCATGACAAGCGTCTCTTCGTCGGCGGTTGATGGGGCATAGACGGTCACGTCAGCGTTGCTGCTGGTGGTGACGGTCATGGCGCCGGTGGTGCCGCTGATGTCCAGCGTGGCACCCTTAACGCGGGCGTTCGCATCGTACACGCCATAGATGGCATCAGCGTCCACAATCACCTCATAGGTGGTCGTGCTGTCGGTGCCAGCGGCGGTATTCAGGACAATGCCCAGGATGGTGCTATCATCGGTGGCGGCAAGGTCAATCTCGCCGCTCTCCAGGGTCACCAGGTCGCCCTTGGTCAGGGTTTCGGTGTCCTTAATCGTCAGGGTCTGGATAGTGGGCGGCATCTTGGAAACGCGCCCACGAAAGCGGAAACCCGCACTCGTATCGACTGCCATTGTGTATCTCCTAATCGGTTGTTGGTTGTTTGCGATTAGGCGTCAAGCCTGGCCGTATGGCCCTTAATCGGTGGCGTCTTACCACTTAACCTTATCGGCCCAGTACGCGGCGCTCATTTTGCCCTTTTTGATGTTCTCTGCATGACGGGCTTTGAACGCGGCGCGCTTGGCCTTGTCCGCTTCGCTTTCGCCTTTGCGTGGCGGCTTGGTATCGGCGCCCTGCTGGCCAAAACGAATCAGCTTAAACTGCCCTTTGTCCTCTGCCATCACAACATGTGATTTCGTCGGATGCTTGGGCGTGCGCTTGGGCTTATTGACACCCTCAAGCCCCTCGCGCTCCATGATGGTTTTAACGCGCTGTGGAATCGGCATGTCGTCAGCTCCTATCTGCCAAAAATGCGCTCTTTGTACTTGGCATAGTCCTCAAGACTCATGCCCGTGGCGCGTGCCACCTGTTTCTCTTCATCGGTCAGCGTCACCGCGCTGCTACCACCCGTTGCGCCGCCGTCGAGGCGTGGTGCCACGGGTTTCGTCAGTCGGCTGATGTTGGCATCAAGCCAGGACGCCAGTTTCTCAGGCGCATAGTCGGTTGGTACCAGCGCCCGCATGTCTTCGGGAATCTGTTCCATGCGATGCTTGTTGCTATCGCGCAGCATCGTTTCCAGGGCCTCGGCGCGATCACGGTAGGGCTGCAAATCGTTGAGCTCTTTGGCCCGTGATTCGGCCAGTTCCTTCCATTGGCCCTGTTCTGCCAGACGTGCCTGTTCGCGCTGCCGGGCTTCCTCTTCGTGTTTCTTGAGTGCTACCCGCCGGGCTGCGGCTTCATCGCGTAAACCGCGAATCATGTCCTGTGCCCAGGATGGCAGGTCGTCAACACTGTTGGATTCCGGCGTTTCGATTGGCTCCGGCGCGGCTTCCTGCTGGCCGTCGTCTGTTACGTTCACTTCATCAGGCATCATGCCCATCCTTTCGCGATTCTATCGCTAACGTAAGTCTTTAAGCGCCGCTTCTCGAATCATGCGCCCGAATGTCGGGTCATCGTAAGCGACGGGCAGCTCATCCCACCGAATCTCGCCCCGTTGCAAGGCGTCTAGCTTGCCAGGGCCAGCGATGGCACGCTGCCGCTCTTCAGGTAAGTTATTAAACCATTCCGGCCCCGTCTGAATTGAGCGAGGCCGCCCGCGCACCACCGGAATGCTTGTGCAGCGTCCCTGATGGTGGTCGTCTACTCTTTCGCCTACCGCCAGCATCGTGCCGTGTAAGGCGATGCAGCCCATGCACGTGCGGTCGTCTAGTGCCGCAATTCGCATGTGACCGTCTAGTATGTCAGCGTTAGCTTGCATGTTGACTGCGCTGCCCGTGCGATAGGATTGTAGCTGCACCGTCCGCATCAGATTATTGGCCTGATGTGCAGGCAGGGCCTCTGTAACCTTCCGGATTTCCCGTGCTGTACGAATTGGATTCCAGCCCTCGGCAATGCCACGGACGGCCTGATTGCGTACTGTCTGTTGAACACGAGGCCCATATTGCGCTAACTCATCAGCCCACGTTGGCATATCGGTATAGTTCACCAGCGCCGCGACCGCCTCTTCGCTGGGCGTATTCCATGACACGCCCAACACGGTTCGCAGTGCATCATCCGGCACATTCGGCAAGGCCAGGCGCCGCGTCAATTCGTTAGCCGCGCTAATGCCAGCCGATTGCACGTCCTCAGCCGCGTCTGAGATGCGCCTTACGTCATTGGCTAGCACGTCGTCGAGGTCGGCCAGCAGGGCACGCACAACCGGGTTGTCAGGGCGTAGCGGGCGGTTTAAGTCTGCCAGCCGCCGCGCCTCGTCCTCAAGCTCTGCCAGGCGTTGGGCGATGATGCCCGTGGTGCTGTCTCTGACAATGGCACGTATAACCTGGTCCGTGGCCCGTGTGTATCCCCGGTCTAACAGCCGCCGGATTAAGTCCGTCAGCCGTTCATTGCGTGGCGCCTGCTGGTTGTTCATCGCTTATCGCTTCGCTTCAGGTGTCGCGGCGTCGTCTGTTGTTTGGGTGCCTCAAATACCGTAACCACATAACCCGTGTCGGTCGCTTCGATAGTGATGTCGTCAGCCGCCAGCACGCCCTTTTCCGGCTCACGTCGTTGCTGTAAGCGGAAGAGGTGCAGCGTGTTGGCAAGCTGTCGACCCAGGTCATTGCGGACTCGTTGGCTAGCCATTACGCCGGAACAGCCACGCCGCTATTGATGATACCCAGCAGCAGGTTATCGGCTGTCTGTGCCACGCCAATAACGCTCACGAATTCACCGCTCGACAGGTCACCTTTCGGCGCAATACCACCCGCCGCCGCCGCACTCAGCACATAGATTTCACCGACCGTCAGGGTGACGCCCAGGTCAACCACGCCGCCAGTGATAATCTGCAAAGGCTGGCCATTGGAAGCGCCATGCGCCGCCAGACCGACCACGGCATCCTCAGCCGCCGCATCGCCCTGTGCCAGCTTGTAACGCCCGGTAGCGCTGTCAAGATAGACAAGCTGACCCGCCGTGATGGTCGCGCCCGCTGTGCCTCGAATCGTGGTGTTACCACTTACGCCCAACACGTCCGCTGCTACTACACTCAAGTCTGCCATTTGTTACGTCTCCCTATAGGTTGAAATTGTCAAATCCAGGTAGTGACCCGGCCAGCGCCGTCATAGCGCTTACCGCCGCCGCTTGCTTTTCTTCGATGATTTCGTCTTGCTTCTCCATCCCATAACCGTACACCTCCCCGATAAGCCGCAGCACTTCGCGATCCCCTACAATGTCCCGCACCATCAGCGCGTTCTCAATCATCATCTTCTCGTTACGAATCTGAGCATCACGCCAGACGCATCGCCAGTCGTTACTGACGGGCGCCTGTGTGGGTGCGAACGTGTTATGAATGGCTACTGCGATGCGCGCCATGTCCTCATGGCTGTTGCCCATCTTAACCTGTGCCTTGCGTACTTTCGCCAGCAGGCCGGACTCACGCTGTTTA